GATTTCATAACAACAATTATATGCATATTCATATTCTGATATATATTTCTTAATTTTTTTTTTAAAAACTTTTTTTTAATAAGATAGTATAGTAGTATAAGTATAACAGATAGTATATATGACGAAATATGATAAATACTGTAATACGCTCTTATTAAAAAAAACTTTTAAAAAAAGAAAATACGACACGAGGTCAAAAAAATTGGTATTATAAATGACAATTCTGTTTTTTCATTTTATCAATAGTTATCCACAGGTTATCCACAGGCGGCTATTAGGCATAGTTCAATATACCTATTAATGTATGTCATATCATAATTGTTAATAATCATATGACATGATAACATATGACAGATTGATGATGACATGATGACATATAGCATAGTGTAGTATGGTTGATGACATATGACAGTGTGATATTTCATAATCATATGACATAACTCATGTATGAGATGACATAACTCAAATAGCAAAGAGGGAATTGATACGTATCATATGTAACATGGTGAAAGTGTATAGATATCACCTGACACTCGCCTATCGATAATCGCAATTCATCATCTGTCGCATGACACCCCTACGGATGGCATATAAAATAGTGTATTATTCTATTGACACATACTATATCTTGTGGTATAATGATTGCAAGATGGATAATAGCAATTTAAAACTCGGCACACAAGAACTCGCAGATACAAAACTCGCATTTGGCGAATCTCAGAATGACACCCCGGCCGTTATGACACCCCCCCAGATTAGAACTGACATGGATCGGGAGAGAGAATTCATAAAGCTAATAAAAAATAACATGGGAGAGAATGAAGCTAGCGAGATAGCGTTTGACAATGTGTCGAGTGAGATAGCGCATGTCAAGGGTCGTGCGATGGTTAGGAAGCTGTCAGTTGGTAATAAGTATAATAAGATACGGATGGGTCAGATAACAGATGACAATTTGAAACTTGAGTTGTGGGATAGAGTTAAGACATTACGAGCCGGTAATGAAGCGTCACCTGGGATAAAGGCGATCGAGTTATTGGCGAGGATGAGAGGACTATTGACTGAGAGCAATGTGACAGTTAATCAGAATTTCACATGGCAGCAGATAATCACTAATGCACATAAGGAACTTAAGAATAGGAAACCAACCATAGATATAGAGGGGGTAAAAGTATGAATGATAATAAATTGGAATATAGTATGACAACTAATAATTTAGGATATTTAGATGTTTCAACAAATACATGGGTTCCATATACATATACATATCCATATACACAATATGTATATCCTGATAAATTTAAATCTGCGTTCAATGTGGTAAGTAAATTGCTTGAGAAAAAGATAATTGAAAAATTATCAGTTAAAGAATTTATAGAATTAGTAAAATTAATTGAGGGGACAATATAAACAATGGCTGAAGTCGACTATCAAGCTGCGATAGAATTACAGAAGTATTATCAGACTAATCCGCTGGCGTTTAACTCGCAGGTATTGGGTGGTGACATATGGGAGAAACAGAAAGAGGTATGGGAAGCGATAGCCAACCACAGAAGGGTAGCGGTGAAAAGTGGGAATGGGAACGGGAAGTCACATGTAATAGCAAAGATTATTCTGTGGTGGCTGTATTCGTATTACCCGAGCAAGGTTATTACAACAGCTCCCACATTTCTTCAGGTGGAGAAAATTATATGGTCGGAGTTAGCTACGCTGTATGAGAAAAGTAAGATTCCCATCGGCGGGAACTTGACAAAGACAGAATTAAGATTTGACAAAGAATGGTACGCACTTGGCGTATCGACAGATGACGAGAATCGGTTCCAAGGTTTTCATAGCGAGAATTTGCTGGTGATATTCGACGAGGCTGGTGGTGTGGATACTAAAATATGGAACGCGACAAGAGGTCTCGCTACAGCGACGAACAACAGAGTCCTGGTGGTGGGTAATCCGTTGTCACCGACTGGAGACTTCTATAATTGTTTCACTGACGGCAGTAAGTGGCACCAGGTAACGATATCTTGTTTGGATAATCCGAACTATAAAGCTAAGAAAGATGTGTTTCCTGGTATCTCTGGATATGAATGGGTAGAAGAGATGCGTAACGAGTTGGGTGAAGAGAACCCGATGTGGTATAGTAAGATATTGGGTCAGTTCCCGATAGAAGCAACCGACACATTGATACCTCTGTCATGGATAGAAAATGCCAGGAACAAAGAAATAGAGATGTATAAACAAGTGTCGATTGGCGTTGATGTTGCGAGATATGGCGATAATGAAAGTGTGATAACGGTATTCAATGGATTTAAGGTTGACAGAATGGAAGTGTTTAAAAAGAGGAACACTACAGAATTGGCAGGACTAATAATCAATGTGTTGCGCGACATGGCGGATAAGAGTAACGAGTATTTTGATTTTAATGCATACACTATTCCGATTGCGATAGACGATACAGGACTTGGCGGTGGCGTATCAGATATATTAAGTGAGCAGGGATATAATGTCATACCGGTGATTCTCAGAAGCCGTGCTGATCTTGACGAGAAATTTTTCGACTTGAGGTCGGAGATATTTTGGAACCTTAGAGAGAGATTCAGAACCGGTATAATTCAGATACCGAAAGATGACATGAAGTTATCTGGACAGTTGGTAAGTTTGAAATATGAAATGGATAAGAAGGGTAGGATAAAAGTCACGCCTAAGGAACGGCTCCACGCACAAGGACTTGGCTCGACATCACCTGATAGAGCTGACAGTTTATCGTTGGCTGTTTACGCATCGACAGGCGGTTCTCGTCGGTGTCATAGAATTAAAGATACAAGTAATATGATTTCTTCGGGCGCTGGAGGTTGGTGATTATGCCTGTTGGAATATATTAAAAGAAATGATTGACAATTTGCCATTACTTGATATATATGAAGTAATGAAAATATATACTCCGCTATGGGATATAAATAACGGAATTACTTTGTGTAAAAAATGTCATTGGATTAAAAAACATAAGTGGAATTACGGAGGAAAATAATGGAATTCAGAGATTTAGCAAAAGAGGCAAATTTAACACCTGAGGAATTTTCAGAAGATAATGAGCTTGTTGCATACATAACAAATTGCATACAGGCATCTGAGAATTATCGTAATCAGTTTACACAAGGATGGCAGCTGATTGAAGAGCAGTTAAGATGTGTACATCCATCGGATTGGTCGTTAAAAGAAAAATGGCAAACAAAAGTATTTCTACCATTACAGAGTAAGACGAGTGAAGTTGTCAAGAGTTATCTTAACAAGATGATATTCGGAACTGATAGGAATTTTGATATAGCAGGTTCGGGAGAGGCAGAGAGAGAGCAAGACGATTATCTAATGGAACTTATCGACGCTATTAAGTCTAAAGGCGGGTTTAATGTACAGAAAGATTTCGCGTTGCAAGAGGCGATTGACATAGGAACATCATTCCTAAAGATACTTGTCAATCAGGATGGCAATGGTGTTAATTTCACATGGCGGTCGCCGTATAACTGTTTGATAGATCCGCAGGCGAAACATGACTTCTACCTATCGAAATATTGGATAGATGAATATACAAAAGATTTAGGCGACTTGGTAAATGAAGCTAGCAAGCCGAATTCGTTATACGACAAAGATGCAGTACAGAGATTGCTTGCGAGCGGAGAAGTCAAATCAAATCCGACAGAAGAGATTAATCAAAGTGGTATCAACCTTGAGACCATAAGGACAATAGATGGTACCGGTAACATCACTGTACCAAAAGAATTTACAAAGGTGGCAATTCACGAATATTGGGGTGTCGTTAAAGTAAAAAAGACATTCAGAGACGAAGCGTCAAATGCGGATGTGGAATATTATGAATACGAACAGCGGGTGGTCACTATTGCAAATAAACGGGCGGTACTTCGTAATGATAAGAACGACTTTGGATTTATACCGGTCGTCATTGCAAGAACCAAGAAACGGAAGTATGATACTTATGGCAGGGGATACTTTGAAAATGTTACCGATTTACAAGAACTAATGAATTCGATGGTATGTTTAGGATTTGATAGTTTGAAAATATCGAGCATGGATATTGCAATAATTGACGAGAGTAAGATAGCAGATGAGACCAGTATACAGTATAAGCCACTTGCGATATGGAAGATGAAGGATGTCAATGGTGCCAAAATCACAAGGAGTGGTATGTCGGCACTTCGTGACATACTACAGGGTGTGGCTATGTTAGATGGGATGCATCAAGATGCTACGGGGGCTACTCGTCAGGCACAGGGTACGCAATCGGTACCTGGCACATCGGGTGGTGGCGAAGAGACACTTGGCGCATATCAATCGAAACTTCAGATGGTTGACAATAGGTTCTTAGACCAAGCGTATGCCATAGAGATAGATTTCATATTGCCGTTGATACGATATTTGTTTAAGATTATAGTTAATCCTAAGATATTCGACCAAGAGAAAATAGATAAGCTACTTGGTAAGAAACAGAATAAGATAGCGATACTTGACCCTAAGACAAGCGAGCCTGTCGGATTTAAAATTGAGGAAGAGTCAAAACTCAGTCTTGAAGAATTACGCAGCAAGATAGATTTGGATATGAAATTCAGAATAACAGGTGTGACACATTTCATGGAGAAGATGTCACTATTACAGAAGTTGGATGGCTTGCTTACTAAAGCAGTTACTAATCCGCTATATGCACAAGTTATTAATCTGCCCAAGATGTTCAAGAGATTTATGCAGATGAGTGAAATACCTGAATGGCAGGATTTAGTTAATCCTATCGACGACGCTACTGCAACGGGATTAGCACAACAGAACATCGCTAATCAAGCAGGAAGTCAAAGACCAACAGCCGAACAAGGCGTGATGGATAGTAGCGGTATGCCACAGACTATGCGTAGTGAGACAAGGGGAGGATAATATGAAAAAGAATAAAGATAAGAAAATTACTGAAAAGGTAAAGAAACCGATAAATCCTGAGCATCCGTCATATCGGCATCAAGGAAATGCCAAGCCAGCACATATGGCAATGAGAAAATATGGATAAGAAAGACGAATTGATAGGTAGAAGTCAGAAAGGTGACGCTATCAAGAGTATAATCAAATCAGCGTCGTGGAAATATATACATGATATATTTTTAAAGATGTATAAAAATTCACTTGACAATAGAATAAAGCAAGATAACATTGAAGATAGGTTGAGAATCGAGATTATAGAAGAAGTCTATCGTAAGATTACGATGGGCATAAAGATGGGATCGGAGGCAAGAAAAGAGTATATTGAGAAGTTTGAAATCCATACAGACACGAGTGTCTGATGGTTATAATATAGGAGAGGTGAGTAAAAATGGCAGAAAAAACAATTACACCTGTACAACCGGTTGAAGTTGCGCCGGAAGTTGGGCAATTGGATGCAACAAAGGCAGTAGAAGCAAAGAACAAAGAGTTGGAAAGTAGGTTGTCTGAGGCAGCGAATAAAATACGGGAACTGTCGACGATTAATGCTACCATAGAAGCACGAGATAGGGAGACCAAGATTAGCCAGCAAAGAGTCGACCAGCATAAGCGGAATGAAGAGGAAATCGCACGACTGCGTACCGCCGCTGAGAAGATGGCATCTGGTGACACTCAGGCTCCAGAAGAGTTGGCGAGATTGTTGCACGAGAGCAGGGAAGCTGGTAAAAGAGAAATGATACCTGTTATCGAAAGCGCCGTAAGCAATCTTACATTCGTCAATGAGTTAAAAGCAAAGAATCCTGACCTTATACCATTGGAAAAAACAATAATGGCAAGGACTCAGATGCTAATGTCGGAAGGCATAGCATTTCAACAGGCTGTGAACCAGTCAGTTGAAGAGATACGGGGTGCAGTACCAAAGCAGGAAGCGAAAACTCCGCAACCGGTAGTGGCAACACCTCCGGCGGGCGTCAGGGGTGAAACTGGATTTAATCAAGCTCCTATTGTTCAAAAACAAGAAAAGGTATTGACGGAACAGGAACAATATCAGGAGTTTATTAATGAACGGAACTTCAGACGACAGCAGAGTGCGCAAAAAACTAAATAGGAGATGAATTAACATGGCAGTAGGACAAAATTGGACTACCAGTTCCTTGGGTGGATATCTGGCTAATCCCACACTCAGCAAGGCGATGAGGCATGCAGCTTCACCGTTATACATTTTCAGACAGTTCTGCAAGATCAAAGAAGCGTTTGGACATGGTAAGGCAGACAAGGTTTATTTCGATAAGATGAGCCGTATTTCTACACGCGGTGGAACACTTACCGAGACAACCACAATGCCGGAAACAAATTTCACAGTTTCACAGGACAGTATTACGGTTAATGAGTACGGTAATTCAATTCCGTACAGCGAAAAACTTCAGACACTCTCAGAGTTCAATGTGAATGATGAGACTTCCGTTGTGATTCGTGACGACATGCACGATGTTCTTGACCGTGCGGTTGCGACTGTTGCGACTGCGGCAGATTTACTTGCCATTGTTATCAACACAGCAACGACTTCGTTCTCGACCAATGGAACGATTAATCACACTGCACATGGCAACATGTCAGACAAGAATGTTCGGGATATCATTGATTACATGAAAATCAAAAAGATTCCGAAATACGAGAACGGTTCTGATTACATCAGTATCGCTACCGTAAATGCACAGAGAGGTCTTTATGACTATCTGCAAGCATTGATGGCGTATACGACTCCTGAATATATGTTCAATCAGGAAAAGGGCAAATACTACGGTTGCCGGTTTGTTGAAGAGAACAATGTTCTTTCCAACATCAAGGGTTTCTCTGCTAATTCAGGAGAAGCGTTGTTCTTGGGTGGAGACGCACTTATGGAAGCAGTTGCAGTTCCTGAGGAACTCCGCATGAAGATTCCTACCGATTATGGTCGTAGCAAAGGTGTTGCGTGGTACGCACTGCTCGGCTTTAAGAAGATATGGGATTACAGCACGGACAGCGAAGAGCATGAATTGTTCATGACCTCATCCGTATAATAGGAGAGTTATATGTCAAGTACATATGATGATTCTAAGTTTGGCGTAACGCAAGTTTTGTCATTCTCAACGGTTACGGGTACCAACACAGGTGGAGTTTGTAAGATAATTGCTCCTGTGAATATGTACATTACTGAACTTGGTATTATGGTTTCGACTTTGCTTACCGGCGATCAGACGGTATGCCAGATTAGCGACCAGTCAAGTTCGGCAATTACATTGTTATCGTCTAACGCAACTCGGGCAGTAGGAATACTGTTATCGACTGGTGCGTTGACGATATCGTTGTCGCAAGGAAGTTCGTTGATTATCACGAACTCGGTAGCATTGGTAGCGGGTGCATTTAGACCCTATATCAAGTATCAAGAGTATTACAGTTAGTTAAAATAGGGAGGTGGCGTAAAACGCCACCTCCCACACATAGGAGGAAGTAGTATGTCTAATCTATATGATGATTCAAAGTTTGGAGTAACTAAAATCATGACATTGGCATCGGTTACAGTAACTAATTCCGGTACCGTTGTAAGATTTATTGCTCCGACTGATATGTATATCACTGAAATGGGATTGATGGTTTCAACTGCACTTTCTGGTTGCAACACCACGATTACATTCAGCGGTAGCACATCGGCAACACTGGCATCTGTTGCATGCACATCAGTAGCAGCAACCGCAGCAGTTGGTACGCTGTTCACTTCAGCGGCATGCACATCAACAGCCACAAGTGGCGCGTTACTTTGTGTTGTTCTTGCTTCGGCAGGTAATGCTGGTGCAGTTACACCGTACATCAAGTATCGTTCAACTTACTAATTTGTTAATTGGGGTGGAGGGACATTAAAGCCCTCTACCCCTAAACGGGAATAAACTATGTATATAGAGATAATTATATTACTCAACTTGATATTTTTCTATCGAACATTGAGATACGAACTCGTATCAGATGACATGGATGGATTTAAAGAGAAGGGTAATTGGTATAGACGGATAGTACATGGCAATGCCGGTAATAATGTTCAGGTTGAACATCTACTGACATTACTAAATCATACCGTTAATTGTATACTTATATACATATCATTCGGATCAACGCAGATATCATTTATAGCAGCATGTCTATTCTCAATTAATCCTGCTAATAGCCAGGCAAGCGTCTGGATATCTGGTAAGATATACTCACGATATTTAACGATAGTATTACTTGCGAATTGCATAGGTCTTGCCATACCAGCCATATTAGTTATATGGTATAAAAAGATTAGGTTATGTAGGGTAGCCGGCAGGTGCGAGATGACACCTATCAATGCAGAAGTAAGCATCAGGAAATTGGCAGTACCAATAAAGCTATACGGATATTATTTTCTATTTTGTTTATTCCCATTAAGACTTGGCATGTATCATAAGTTAATGGAGAATTTCGGATTAGACGAAGTAGAAAATAATAAAGGATTCGCACTCGACAAACATTTCTGGATAGGAGCATCTGTTATAATAGCGTCGGTATTGATAATAGCATATGACGCATGGGGATTGAGGGTGGCACTTGGCTGGTATATGCTTGCCATATTGCCGTTCCTTAATTATCCCAAGATAGTATCGCAGATGGTAGCCGAGAGAGATGTGTATATAGCTAATGTCGGGTTGATGATAGGACTTGCGTCTGTATGCAGTTCGCATATAGTTGTATGCTTTTTTACATTCTACTTTGTAAGATTTCTTATGCACATACGCGCGTATAAGACTAATAGTATGTTTCTTGAATATAACTTCCATGACAATAACTTCAAAGATAGCGTCATGTGCGCAGTTATCAAGGGCAGAACCGAACAGATATCTGGTAATTGGACTATGGCACTTCAGACATATATGCAAGGGCTTCGTGGCAGGGCATGTGATAACAGATTGAATTTCTTTGTTAGCGAGATACTGTATACAATAGGCAAACATAAAGAGGCGATATTCCATTTAGAGATTGCAGAAAAGAATCCGATACCGACAAAGGGAGATATAACACCAGTGGTGAGAGTTTTAAAACAAAAATGTCATGAGATGTTACAAGGAGAATTATGCACATCGGCAAGAAGGTAGTAGAACTCGACGGTAATGGTAGGTTTCTCGGACACTACTTTACAGTAGACAATAAGTTATATTTTCATGGTCGTTGCAGATATTGCGGCAGATGGTATAATGTCGAGGGTAAAGAGCCGGCACACTGCGGCAAGAGCGGATGTGAAGAGTTTAATCTCAGATATATAAAGCATAGTTTGAGAAAGGTTGAATTGGATAATGCGTTTAAAGAATTTGTTAATAGTCCAGAAATGGTAAAAAAGTTAATTAACAAATCGAAGAATATATTCAGAGAAATTCACAAGGCGGCAATTGTATGAGGATAGGAATAATCAGGCTCGGTGCTTTTGGCGACTGCGTGATTATTACTCCACTATTGCGTTATCTCAAAGAGCAAGGTAACGAAGTTCATCTAATGACAAGTGAAAGGGGTGTGGAGATACTTGCCAATAACCCGTTTATAGATAAGTTGATACCATATGTATCTAATTCGATAGCACCTGATAAACTTGATGAATTCTGGTCGGCAACAGCTAAGGCGTATGAGTGGGATAAGACAATTAACTTATCGGAGTCAATCGAGTGCAGATTGGCACTTAGCCCCACGGATCCGAGATATAATTTAAGTAAAGAAGAAAGAAAAAAAGAGTGCGATATAAATTATTATGATTACACATTTACTCATGCAGGATATTCGGGGGTGACTGGAAAACATGGAGAATTATTCTTTGAAAAAAAAGCTGATGATGAAATGTTTGATTATATTCACGGTCTTAAGAACCTTAATGGATTTGTTGTTGTTTGGGGTTTGTCTGGTAGCGGTAGGAATAAGACTTATCCTTGGACTACTTATGTGCAAGCTGCTGTCCTTGATAAATACCCTAATGCGAAAATTATTACAGTTGGTGATCAGAATTGTCAAGTTTTAGAACTCGGATATGATAACGATAGAATCATTAGAAAGTCGGGAATTTGGGATATGGGAACAGCCATGCTCGCCACCAAGCATTGTGACTTAGTGGTGTCGCCTGATACTGGTTTGCTACACGCAGCTGGCTGTTACCCAACCCCCAAAATAGGATTACTCGGACATACGACAATCGAGAACATAACAAAGACATTTGAGAATGATTACTCGATAGAAGCTAAATGTGATTGCGCACCCTGCTTTAGATTAATATATAACGGCGATGTGCAATGCCCATTCGACAGTATCGCACATACTTGTTTATGTATGTCGCAAGGATTGCCTATGGAACGCGTCAGAGACCATATATTCAGTGTAATAGATAAGGTGTCAAGTGGAAATTAGACATTGCCCGATATGTGAGAATCAGATGGGATTTAGCATTAACCTTCCTGATACTACCGGCAAGAAAGGTGACTTTTGTTTTTGCAGGTGTGGTTGTGTACAGAACAAGAGCGGGAATATAGACAAATCAGTATTCAATGAAGAGTATCGCACCAGATACCAAAATATCAAGGGAATAGTATCACGAGAGGAGTATATACTGAAAACTTTTCTCCCGATAGTTGAGGAATCGACATACGGCAGGAAGTTCCTTGATGTAGGATTCACGCACCCATACAAAATAGACTATCTTCGTAACAGAGGTTGGATAACAGACGGCATAGATTTAATGCCAAATGATTATATCGTCGGTGATTATGAGAAATATAATTTCGGCAATAAGAAATATGATTTTATTTGGTTGGGTAATATATTGCAGAGTTTCGACTCTCCTGGCGGCATGCTGATTAAAACACATGAGCTATTGAATCTTGGCGGCTTGGCGTTCATCAGCACACCCTTCACGGAACTAATGTATTCGGTGGGATTAAAGAACTGGGGGAATTGGAACTTATCAGAAAACAACATATACTTTTCAAAGAGTAAATTGACGGAAGTATTAAAGACAATAGGATTTGATATTATCGTCATGCGTGAAAATTACAGTTCGAGATTCACGGCATGGAATAATTTGCATATAGTTGTTCAGAAAGGAACAGATTATAATGCTGTAGCAGTGGAGGATATAAATGGCTAAGAAAACATGTTTACAATTGTTGAATCGTGTGCTTGAAAAAATAGGTGAACCAGAAGTGACAGTTCTCACAAGTCTGTCTGGCAGAAACTTAATGTCATGGAACGCACTCAATGAGGCACTTTACGAGATATATACCAACAACAGTGGCAAGTGGCAGTTTGCAGAGTCAAGCGGAACGATAACACTTCTTACATCGACGACTGCATATGCAGTAGCAACCGATATGATGGAAGAGGACATATTCAGTTTTAGATTATCTGCTAACAGCACTAACATTGCATATGTCGATCCACAGGAGTTCGATATTGACAATCCGTCTATTTCCAACACCGGATATCCGACACAAGTAACAAAATACAATAATCAATTCGTAATTGACACTATTCCAGGGTCGGCAAATGCGAGTAAAACTATTCAGTATCGTTATTGGAAGATACCGACAGTATTTAGTACGGCAACCAGCACAACGACATGCGACATACCCGAGATATTTGAAGAGGCGGTTGTTGTCAATCTTGCCGTCTATAAAGTATTGGCATATGAGGGTGACAGCGAGGCACAGAGATATTACATAGAGCTATATGGCGGTATAGCAGGTGGCGATAAGAAAGAAGGGTCGTTTAATCGCATGAAGCGTATATACGGCAGCAGTAAACTCGATAAGATTCGGGTAACTTATAATTTCTAATATGGCTATAAGAAAATGGATAATTGAACGGTTTCGTGGCATGCGTCGGGTTGACGATGTAACAGTCAACTTATCGCCTGAGTATTGCAACACACTTGCGAATTATTATGTGAATGATAACGCGTATATGATGAGAACTGGTAGTGTTAAGATGAATCCGACAGCGTTGAATGGTGCCGTGTTGTCTATGAAAGAGATACAAATTGATGACGGCACGAAGCGTATTATCGTAGAAGCAGGCAGTAAATGGTATGATTGCAGTACGGCTATTGCTACGCAGACAGCGATATTTTCTGGTATCACAGATAAAGCAATTGACATGTCGCAATTTGATATCAGCAGCAAGGCATATGCGATTATAGCAAATGGAGCAGATGAAGTTAAGAAGTATGACGGAACGACACTATCAAGTCTTGGCACGATAGTAAATGATATAAACATATTGTCGAATACTAACGCGTCTGGTGCCAACGCTACTTCTTGCGTAGTGGATAATGCGGCGTTGTATTTATATATAGCCAACACAGGTGCGACATCAGCGATAACGAAAGTTCGGACAAGCGACATGGTAACAGTCGGCACACTTACACTTACAGGTACTAACGCTCAGGTATCGGCTACGGCTATTGATTCACTTGACAATTATATGTATGTCGGTACGCTTACATCACCGGCACAGATAATAAGAATCAACTTATCTACATTTGCAGTATCAGCCATAAACACATTACTGACGGCAGGCAATTGCAGAGCAATGGTTATAGATTCGACGGATGCCAATATATACGCGGCATGTGGTGGTGCTGCTACCCATGCAGTCAAGTTATCCTTGACGGGTACATTCGCTACGGCAGTACCGATAATAAAGACATTAACAAAACTGACAGTATCAGATATGGTAATCGACCATACTGATACATTTTTATATATATCACATTTCATAAGTCCAGGATATATCACTAAACTATCATTGACAGATTTCACGACAGAAGCTACGCTGGCAGGTGCAGCGTTCATGACAAGTTTAGCGATAGATTCAACCAGCACATTCCTATACGCAGGTGACGGGCAGGGGTCGGCTGGAAGGACATTATACAAAATAGCACTATCGACATTTACCGTATCGACAGGTATAACACTAACAGATACCATTGGTTCTCTTGCCATGGATGAAGGTGACGATTTTTTATATGTACTTGGTATAAACGAAGCGGCACCTACTATGATAGAGACTATAAAACTATCAGACTTCACATTCTTCGCACGGCGTGAGTCGTCTAATAATTTACTACAGAGTACGGCAATTAAGAGTCCTATATTTATCAGAAGTAAATATGCGTATATCGTATATTACTCGAATCCTGTCTATGTACAGAAGATATTGCTTGATTCTGTACCGAAATTCCTAGAAACACATCAGCATAAGTTATGGGCATTTGGATTTGATACAGATGTCTATCGTATGTATGCGTTCTATTCCGCGACGGATGCCTGTACTGATTGGACTACGGCAAATGACGCAGGGTATTTGAACTTCGGGAATATCATCAAAATATACGATACACCGACTGGTATGAGGTCGTTCGCTCAGTCACTTATGGCATTTTTCTTTAAAGAAAATATATTAATATATCATGTCGGTACAGACCCTGACGAATTCGCACTTGTCCAGCATATACGAGGCACCGGCAGCTTATCAAATAACATAGTACAAGTAGGCAATGACTTATGGTTCCCGACTAAATTCGGACTTCGTAGTCTAAGGAGTTCGATGGCGAATGAGGATTTGAATGTGAATAATGTCAGTGATGCAATCGACAACTTCTGGTCTGATAATATAGCAATATCAGATACCAACCTTGACAGAATACATATGGTATATGATAAGATACGGAACTTGATGCTGATAACATCAAATGACCTTGTGAATCAAGAAGTAATGATGTATGTATTCAGTATATCAGATAAAGCATGGAGTTATTTCAAAAATGCTAATTTAGAAGCAGGAGCTGTTAATATAACAAGTTGCATGTCAACACAAGACGGTATCGTATACTTCGGAACAAGTGCAGGGTATATATATCAATTGTATAGTGGTACTACCGATGACGGAACGGCGATTGACTATTGGATAGAGCCGGTTGTCATGTATTTCGGTGATCCGTCAGCACATAAGAAAATTAAAATGATAGAAGTCGTTGTGGATGGTGACTAATGAAATATTATAAAATAGCAACGGAACGGATGTCATCTTCATGGACAGAAGAGCCGCAGTGGTTGAAGGATTTGATTGACAAATGGGAAGTCGGCGGCAGATACTGCACATATGACGGTGATGATTATGCTTTCGTCATATCGCCCATCGAGATAGACCATAAAGACGCTTTGGAATTGAGCAAAGAGGAAGCCGAAGCGTTCCTGAAACAGAGGTATGAGAATACGACTGTCGAAATGAGAGATGTACCGATTAAAGTTACAGACGAGGAAAAGGCGGTATTACTTAAATTAGGTGTCACAAATCCCACGGAGAAACAATCAGTTACGGTGATGACGCTTGCCCCGAAACTCGAAAGATTAGGGAAAATATATTTTAAATACGCAGCTAATCACACGGGCAACATCTCAACCGAAACTTGGACTTTAGCAAACAGCCCTCATCACATTACAGGAACTTGCACGGTACTTAATGCAAACACACTTACTATTGAAGCAGGGTGTCAGATACTATTCGACGGAGATTATTCGCTAGTTATCAACGGAACGATTATCTGTAATGGAACGGCTGCAAGTCGAATTGTAGTATCGGCAAATGACCCCGCATACGCAACGATTGGCAGTATATATAATCTTGCATTTTCATTCAGCGGTGCAGACGCAGGGTGTTCAATTACATATACCGATATAAGTTATGCCGATAGGTCGTTAGATTTTGTTAATGCTATTGCCGGTACGCCTGTATTCAATCATATCCATATCGTCGAGGGATATGGTATTTACAACGCAGGTGCAACGGTGACTATTGCTAATAGTAAAATGGAGCATTGCAACACTGCAAGTGGGGCATTGACACTTTCAGCGGGTTCGACAACCTTGCAGGATTTCCATATGTATGACTGTGGTTCGATTGTCTGTACAGGTAGTGCTTCGATTAAGTTACTTCGTGTACTCAAAGAAGGTGCAACCTCACATGATACAGGCGGCGGTTGGGGGTTGATGTGGTTTAATAACTCAACAGGAACACTTGATATAGACGATACATATGTCCTTAATCAAATGGGATACTATCAAGCAATAAGATTACAAGGTACAAATCCTGTATTGGCGAATTGCAATATTGACACTTCGATATTCACTCAGTCGGGAACATTGTCGGCATACGCTTTAATACAAGGTGACGCAGCTGGCGGGAATGTAACAATAACAGATTGCGATTTCATGGGTATTAATGTAAATTCTTATGGAGTATGGAAAACAGGTGTACTTGTAAGATGTTCAATCTCGGCTTGTAACAGAGCAAGCAGAGGAAACTTTGACTTGACCGCAGACGGTGGTGACGGTACTTCGTTTAATTACGCGTCTACGGACACACCTGCACAATTCGCATTAGTCGGTAGTGTAACGGGTATGAGGTCGGCTTGCTATCACAACGCTACACCAACAAGTATCGTCGAGAGTGGGTTAGGCGACAACGGAATAACTATCAGCTGGGCTACGACAATGCACACTGAACATCGCGTCCGTTACGGCACGACATCGGGTGTATATACAATGTCGGAATATAAGCATGATAATTGGTCGGATTTCATGGGGTGCGGGTCGGCTCATACTTCGACAAAAACACCTTCGATAGCATTGGCGAACATCAAGGCCGGAACTATATATTATTATATTTGCGAGTCATGGAATTGGCTTACGCAAACATGGGAAACATCAGCAGAGGGTGATTTTACCACAACCTCATCAAATCCCGTTATCACAAATTACGGATTGACGGATTACAGTATCACGGGTAGTGAGTACACAACAGCAAGATGTACGGCAACGAGTTCAGAGATGGTAATAATGAATGTCAACGATACACAATGGCAGTTATTGAATGACGCTGGTAATAACTGGACTAAAACTATCAAGGGATTTGATATTGGATACTGCACATCTGAAGCAGTATCGTTTATCGCATACTCGGGTGGTAATGCTACATCAGTAGTGGCAGCCAGCACGCTGACAATCCCATACGCCGAATCGGCAGGTAGCATATATTATTATGTCGATAGAGATACGACAGCGAGAAGTGTCAATGTGACGAAGGTGTCAGGTGGCACTTACGGAGCTGGCTATAATCTAAAAGCACCAGTTCAGCAGAGAGGGAAATCCTGGACATTCAGATTAATAAATTGCGGACAAGTCAGGAAGATAATTTTCTATGGCGAAGTCGGGAGTGATAAATAACATGAAACCAATAATCGGCAAGAAAACAATTATCTTCCCGTTTGATAATACTGACATGGAGTTATTTATCAAACTGCTACGGCTGTATAAGAATCATATGCCGGCACTTGGTATTGACGAAAAGACAGATGACGAATTGACGGATACCATAGTGACACTTGTCGAGCAGGGATTTATGAAGATATTTACTGTCGTTACTCAACAGGGTAAGTCGTTTCGCAAAATGGGATTTACTTTCTTGTCGGATATGCAGCCGCATAAAGCGACCATGCACTATATGTTAGATTTACAATTTTTGAGGAATTTAGATGATGAGATGAAACAAAAATATACATATACAGAGGATTCATCGAGAGCATTTATAGAATACGCATTTAATAGATTGGGATTATCAAGAGTCGATGTTATAGTAATAAAAAATGATAAACTATCATATAATTTATGTCGTCAATGTGGATTCAAACGAGAAGGAATTCTCAGAAAGTATATGAAAGTTGGCGATAAGCTAGAAGATATTATCATTATGGCAATTACTAAATAGGAGGAATTATTATGGCATTTTTACCAGCTGTTGCAGCGGGAGCATCAATTATAGGTACTGGAATTGGTATAGGTTCTCAATTGTTTCCAGGTACATCACAAAGAGAGCATTACAGAATGGCTTATGATAAACTGAAGGGTTCTGGTGGTGATGTTGGGAAATTGACAGGAGAAGAAAAGCAATACGCAGATGAGATTTTAAAGAAAATTAAAGCCGAAGAAGATGTTAAATCAAAAGAAACAGCATTGGCTACTGCCGAAAGACTGGGATTGGAAGATTATAATAAGGCGCTCACGGCTTTAGGTGTCTGGTCTGAAACAGAAACAGGAAGATTGCAGGATTACGAGAAGGGATTATACGACGAATTCTTGAGATTGACAGAACCAAACACATACCAATCGCTTGCAAAACGAGGTCTTGCTGGTGGTCGTGTTCAGGCAGATACTATGGCAGAATTAAAAGGTAGGGCTGCTACTCAGGCTAGATTAGGGAAGGAAGAACTAGCCAAGAGTATATTCAGTGAAAAATCAAATATAGCAAGTTCAATGATGAATGCATATAATTCTAAATTGAAAATACCATCGGGTTTACTAGATGTGGCAAATAATAATCTTGCAAGATCGCAGGGAGTAGGTGCAATCCAAAAAGAAGCATTTAATTGGAATGATTTAGCTATGGGATTGGGGAAAGTATCAACATGGGCTAATGCGCTTGGTGGAAGTCCATCTCAAACAACTAGTATCATAGATAACAATACATCCGATGGAGACGCAGAAACAGCAAGGATGATTGCGAATCTAGAGGCTACGAAAAGATACAGCACTGGGGTGAAATAAAATGGATAATTTAGAAAAATTGGCAACATTGTCAGAGCAACCAAAGGATACGGCTTCTGAAGAATTAACAAATCCCAATAGCCAATTAAATTTATTGGGCAAGATAGCAACGGCATCGCCAGACCAACCAGTTGGTAAAGATTTGGCAGCGCTTGCTATGGGTGAATTTTCTAAACCAAATTCAAAAGAAATGCTATCTCCAATTATTAGCATGCTACAGGGTGCAGTTATAAATAAATTCAATCAGCAAGAGGTAGATAAACAGAAGAAAATGGAAGAAGTTAAACAGAAAGTATACGACTCCATGACAAAAATAATGCAGATACCAGACGAAGAGTTAGATTTAAGCCAGAAAGCTCAATATTTAAGAGCAACAGCTGTAAAATCTATGCAAGTGTTGGGGACAGATATGAACCTTAACAAGCTTGCAGATAAAATGGATGAAAGATTTTTAGAGAATAAAAAACAAGATATTGCGGACAAAAAATACACAGCAGAATATTTCGAGCCAGAAGAAGCAACTAGTTTCTCAAAATCTATGGGCGGTGAAGATGCGCCGGTTTATCTTACTCCGGTAAGTAAGGATACTGTTATAAATAATAACTATAGAGTAATGTTGGAAAAATTAGGAAATGACGCAGCCAAGACTGGTAAGGTTAATACGGAATTGAATAGATTGAAAGAAATAGAAGCCAATATAAATAAAATAATGTTGAATTTTAATAACCCTGCAACATTAAAAGATAAAGCAACAAAGATAAGTTACGCTAAACAGTTGATTGGAGCCGGAATGACAAAGGAAGAGGCATTCAATAAGGTCAGCATAGTTCCTGTTAGCGAATGGAAACCATCTTTGACTAGATGGTTTAATATTTCACCCGCAACCATGACGGAATATCTTGGAGATGAATATAATAGTATTATTAATACAGAAGCCGACAGTATAGATGTTATAGAAACTCGACTTGCTGGGTTAGCAAGATTTGCTGATGACGCAGATAAAAAAGCTGGTGACAAAATGGCACCAGAACAAAGGTCGTATATTAATGGCATTAGAAGTTTTGCAGTCAATAGAATTAGAAATAAAAATATACCAAATGGAGTTCAGCAAATTGGAGATGTTTCAGCTGAAACTATTCCAACATCATTTAATACTCCAGAAGAGGCAGCGGCTGCGATTAAAAAATACAAGATACAAAAAGGAACACCGATAACAATAGGCAAGAGAACTGCTAAGGTGAGATAATGCCTATTCAGCAGAAAGAAGATTTATTCGAGTTTACCGATAATTCAAATGATGTATTTGAATTTACCGACGAACAACCGTTTGAATTTACTGAACCTATCGAGTCTGATTCCGAGCCCCAGAAATCATTCATGGATAAGTTAAAGGAAACATCCTTATATCAAATAGCAATTTCACCATTAACGGCTATAGAAGATAGGATGAAAGCCGAACAATTGAGACAACTTGCATACGAAAAAAATAGTTTGAGACCAGATATGGAGATGATAAATAAGTCTAAGGAACTAGAGATGGAATCGGCTGGAATTGTAGCCGGACTTTCTCCCGTTGGATCTGTTGTTAAACTTGGCACTAAAACAATACCCAAGATGGGCAGAGGTATTATTTCTAAAGAAAAAAATATAGCATCCATGGAACCTTCTATCGCAAAAGATATAATACCAGCGGCAGAACAGGTTGTAACCCCAGAACAAAAAACATTACTTCAACCAATTAAAGATTTATCTATTAAAGTTAAAGAATCTTTAAATAGCATTAAGTCAACATTGGAAACACCAAAAGACACAGGCGTCAAGTCTGGAATAGAATCAATGGCACAACATCATAAGTCATCTAGGGATGTTGAATTTATAGCAAGTGAAATAAGAAAATCATTTGATGATTTAAGGATACCGGCAGATAGACAGGAACTTATAACCAATGCGTTAGAACAACCAAATAAATATCTAAGTAAACTTACGCCAGTTGAAAAAGAGATACACGACGCATTGAAAGTAGTCAGTAGCGACTTGACTCAATTCTCGGTTGAAACTGGTCTATTGACACCAGCTGAAGTAGAGAAGAATTATATATTCCATTGGTGGAAAAATCCTAACACAGGAAAGCCGTATGCACCCATGTATGGTAGATTGAGTGAAGAGGCTCCTCAGTTACAGGCAAGGGTTCACAAGACAAGGGAAGAGGGTATAGCATTTGGAGAAATACCAGCTACATCTAACCCAGCAGAATTGGTTGAAATGAGTATGATATCGCTATCGAGGGCAGCTTCCAGTAGGGAAATGTTAAAGACACTGATGAATACAGAAATGGAACAAGGTATAATTAGAAAAGTTGGAAAAGAAACAAAGGAAGTACCATTAAAATTAATAGAGGGTTGGAGCAAATTACAAAAAGAGGGATTAACAGATGGATATGAAAGGTATTTCAATCCAGCAATAAATAAAATAGATCCATCTGGTATTGGTATAACAAAAGAATTATATCCGTATGTAAGGGGTTATTTTGAAAATCCTACATTTGGTAAAGCTGCACAACTTAATTTTATGTCAAAGTCATTAAAGTTAATGAGTGGGTTTCATATTCAATCATTGGGTTGGCAGGGGTTAGCTGGTGGTAAAGGATTGAGCAGGGTTCCTGGATATAATGTATATAAAGGTTTGGGTCAATTGAAAGAGGGTGGCGATAATCTAAGGTTGCTTTATAGAAATGGATTAGAATTGAAAGGATTCTCCGATGTAAACCCAAATCGTGGTAATGTATTTCAGAATTTAAAAGAAAGCAAGAATATAGTAGGAAAAACAATTGGTAAAACATTGTCAGTTGTTCAAGATTTAACATTTAATGTTGTGCATCCAGGAATAAAGACGAATGTGTCTATGACAATATTTGATAACTTAATTGCAAGTGGTGAAAAATCAGCAGGCAGGGCATTGACAATAGCCGAAAAAGATACACTTGCAAAGGAAGTAGTTAATTACACAAATAGATTATTCTCCGGTGAGGATTACAGGAGCGCATTGTTGCAAACCAATCAATGGATGGCAAAAAATTTCTATTCACCAGAAGCTCGTAAGGCATGGCAGACAGCGTTAATATCTCCGCAGTGGCAGAAGGCTCATATTGGGATGGTTGCAGATATAGCGAAAAGTATATTTACAAAAAGTGGCAGGGCTGCACCTACTGCTAAATTATATAGAGATTATTTGTATAGTGCTTTAGGAATATACGCAGCCGCTAACTTATATAATTTTACAATGACTAAATATATGGATGGTGAAGGAAACGCCATGATTCAAAACGATGGAAACAATTCATTTTCTGTTCGCGCACCATGGAATGAACCAGACGGAAGAAAAGTATACCTCAGACCGTTAAAATCTATATTTGAAGTACCTGAATTGTTATCAGACCCAATTGGTAAGACTATAAACAAATTAGCTCCATGGATTCAAGCTAGTGCAAGACAGATAAGACCAACACCGTTTAATAAATATGAAGGTGCCATTGGTACAGGTAAGAGAATATTGGATGCAAGCGTTGATCTTGGTGTTCCAATGTCAGCACCATCGGTATTCGATAAAAACAAATCAACGCAATCTAAAATATCAGGAGTTATCGGTATGCCAACAAGCAAATCACCCAAAGTTAAGGGATACGAGTACGAAAGATGAGTTTCCTAACAGATATCAGAGCGTTATGGAAGGCAGTTCACGATTTACAGATATCATATTCTAGTACCAGTCATGACGCTGTCACATTATCAGTTGTCGGATTAGGGCTTACCAACCAGCATATAGTAACTGCAAGCGGATACAGCATACCGACAATATCTAATCAGACAGCATGGAGTGGCGCTGTTACATTACAGCATACGAGAGGTCACACATTCCTATCGACAACCGACCATACTGATGTGGCGACTTACATAGACCAGCCGTTACTGACAAGCAGCAGTCCACGATTTGCCAACCTCACACTGACAGGTGGTAGCTTAACACTTCTCGACCAGACAATCAATAGAGATGAAACATTATTGGGTGCTGGTACGCCTGTTGTTAAGGTAAGCAACTATCTTGAAGTAGTAAACGATATATTCGCAGATGATAAAATAATATTCAATCAAGCTGGTACACCTGTTAATTTATATGGTAATGCAGGTGATGTCACGACAGATGCTGGATATGTCGCTACGACATTTGTTAAATCGCCATATTTTATCATACCTGCGTCACCAAGTGACATACAAATGGAAGGTGTCGGTGGGCTATTGTTTATTAACACTGCGACATATATAACAGGTGACATGGTATCAAATAGCGTAGTGGCAAAAGTCAGTTCTTCTGCGTCATATGCGTTTCGGTCATGGATAACAGGTGAGGGTGCATATAGATTAGAAATATATGGCGACGGTGATCTGTATTGGGGTAACGGCACTAATCCAGTTGACACTAATTTATATCGTCTAACAGCAAATGTATTACAGACAGACGACACATTCGTATGTGCTGCGTTGACATGTAATTCCATATCAGGTACACAAGTGACAACATGGGAAACGGCAGCTGCACAGACACATGTGCATAATCAATTAACTGATTTAGAGACAACCGGCAGCCCGACATTCGCAGAAGTGTTTTTATCAACAGCAAGTGCTATCACCGTTAATTGCACAACTGTTAATGCTGTAGTAATAAACTCATCTGCAACTAATGCTATACTTGTTTCTGCAACAAATGGCAGTATAGATACTATAAATGCTACTACCATAAATGTCGAATCGGAAGTGATAACTGGCACTGGCGGTGTGCTGAATGTCAGCGGACATTTAGAAGTTGACGGTGATTTATTGGCGCAATCAACAGTATACGCATACGCTGGTATCAACGCACTGAGTATCAACGCGACAAGTGCCAATATAATAAATCTCACCGCAACTAGTGTTACTGCCGCGTACCAATCATCTGACGGAAGTTCTGGTATCACTAAGTTGGTATCTGTTGGTACTTGGACAAAAATAACCGATATGTCGGTATTGCCAAGTGCTGATGGCTGGACTTATAGTGGCACCATTGGAGAATTAACTGCGTGTTCGGTATCGAATGGGATACTTACAATGAATAATACGGGTGCCGGTGCTGTATACTGTAGGTATTTAATTGACCCGGCATTCGATAGCACTATCGGTTATTCAATTGAATTAAAAATGCAACTCGTATCAGTTGAAAGTACGGGATTTGTTTATATTTGGTTTCAGAATGTTGGGGGAGCAAAGGGTGACTATTTTGAAATAAAGACAAGTAATATACAATTTGAATATGCTTCGGCTGGAACAGCAACCTATTCAATGGACACAACTGATACATTCCATATTTACCGCATAGTTGTTCTTGGAACAAATGCAAAGGTGTATGTTGATGGAGTGTTGAGATTGAATAGCACTTTGACTTCCGGCGGTAATCCGAACAACTTAGTGGTTGGTGACGAAAATGGCGGCGGAACCGCAAATATCAATACCCAATGGAATTATATTAAATATTATACGGGAGCAGGGAAGAACATGAACGAAATAACTATTAAGAATGGGATAATCACCGATTGGACTTATAAATGACAGCACTGCCACTTATCATATTATTATTTGTAATTGCGGCACTTGTAATTATTTTAGTTTCAGAGGAGTAAACTATGACTGAGCAACAGAGATGCGATAGTGACAATAACATGACAATGATATGTGTCAAGATAGCAAGATTAGAAGAGCATTATGACGGTGTGGCTAAGTCGATTGATAAGATTGAAAAGGCACTTACAGGTAATGGCAAGCCTGGACTTGTCGACAGGGTAGATGACTTGTATAAATATGTCTACATGATAATCGGTGGGATAGCAGTTATTGGCGTACTATGGACGGTCTTGACATTTATCGTTCCGTTTATCACGCATAGAGGGTTGCCGTTATGATTGAAGTTAAATGTCCTCAATGTGGGTGCTATTTCCGGAAAGATGAAAGAAATACTTGCCCGAATTGTGGCTGGATTGCGGGAGGGTATTGATGTCTATTATTGAAAGAGATATACTCAAACTGAAACCTGAATTTGTACCGTATGTTACACAGATATTGAATCTCATTAAGTATCACAATTTGCCTATGCGTATATTTGAAACTTTGCGGACGGCCGAGAGGCAACAGGAACTATTTAAACTGGGTAACAGTAAATGCGACGGTGTTAATATCAAGAGTAATCATCAGAGCGGATACGCTGTTGATTTTGTGTATTATACCGAAAATACAGGGTGGAGTTGGGATACAAAGCATTATCATTACTACAAATTTTTAGCTGGAATAGTCAAGGAATATTTCAATGTCAAAATCAACATAGGCGCGTATTGGGTGGATTTCGTCGACATGCCGCATTACGAATTATCAAAGTCGCTACAGGAGGCAAAGCCATGATACCATTTTTTCAAAGTAGAAAAAATAGACTCGGATCCGTTGCATTGATAATCGGTATTGTAATGGCGTTTCCATTACATGCTACATATACAGAATGGACATTATTTACCGTTGCCGTATTAACAGGCATGGGATTTTCTATGCAATCGGATAAAATAATCGAGAGGAAAAATGACAAAGTATCTTAATTATATATATGCATTAGTGGGTGGTGCTGTAATCATATTCCTATGTCAAGCATTCACATCATATCAAGAACGAAAAACCAATGAAGCGGCATATTCCAACCCAAGAAAATCATCATATAATAAAACTACAACCGAGATTGTCTATGTCAAGTCGGAGGATAAAAATGAGAAAGTTGATACTCGCACTACTACAACTACTCCTGACGGAACCACGACAACTGTTGAAACTGGCATTGTATCTAATACGAAATCAGAAGTGACAACTACTACTGATAATACGACAATTGGTAATTCTAAATCTGAACCGGTGTTCAGTAATATCAGTCAGTGGATGATATCTGGCGGGTATATACATGTTAATGGATATCCAGATATAGTGTCGATTGGCGCGTATAAGAATATTATCGGTGGGTTGTTTCTTGGCGTGTCGTATAACACACTACTCGATCCTCATATTATGCGTACATCAACACCTATTTTCAATGCAGAGAATTTCGGTCTACACCTGGCACTACTTATATAACACCTGCTTGTATTAAGTCCTCAACTGACCTCGCCAGGACATATGTACCGCCAGCTGACTGTAATCTGTTCTGAAACGATAATTGTGTATCTTTTTGTGTGCCGGTAGGGGATTTCACTTCGATAAACCATACCTTGCTATTCTTAACTGCTATCCTGTCGGGTGCGCCGATATAACTACCCATACCTGCCATTAAATGAAAGTGGAAGTATCCTTTGATATTAAGATAATCTTTAATCTGAGATTTTATATGTTTCTCTAATATCTTGCGAGGTTTCATTTGCCACCCCACACTTTATCAAAACACTTCTTACATAATCTCTTGCCATGTACGACATATGTATCCTTGTCAATGACACATCCACACTTCTGGCATATGTCTTTCTGCACTATCTGCCTTATCAAGCTCATACTGTCACCTCGTCACACTGCGGACATAATACCAAATCTGTCCTTAACACCTTGCAATCGTCACATATAGCACTCTGACAATAGTCGCATAGTACCACCGATATCACTTCCTGTTTGCAATTATCACATTTCATTTGCTACCTCCTAGTTTACCAGCTCCCCATAATGAGTGCCTCCGAGTGGAACGATAACATTTGATACATAGTCCGCTACCCTTGATCTGAAATCCTAATATTTTGGCAGGATTAGATTTTAACTTCCCACATTTAGAACATTTCACTTGTTATCTCCTTTCGGCTCAACCTTATCTATGTTTCTTACATGATGTTCGCTACTACACTTCTCATTACAACAATACATCATTACAGGTTTTCCTTTTATTGTTGTTGACGGCTCGTCATTATGACCTCCGACTTCAACTATTAACCTATATCCACAGAATCCACAGAAATATCCATAACTACCAGATGATACATGGTCTTTATAGTTTATTCCACTTTCAGTTATCATACCTTCCCCCTCCCTCTCGGACATTTATCACCCCATTGCTCACACTTGCTTTATTTCTTGTTTCCTGCGTTGATACGCTTGCAGATTTCATATGCTTCGTCTTTGGTAAGATAAGTAGCACCGTGAATAATATTACTTCTGGTTATCATATCTTTGCCGTCAACTATTCTCTTGTTATGAAAATTAAACATAATGTAATAACTTTCTTCTAAGCATTTTCTTTTTATCGCCGTTATCTTCATTTCCCTTCCTCCTCTTTCTTGTTTCCTGCGTTGATCTTTAATTCTAATTCTTCTACCCAAGCATAATCATTGTGTTCTACTAATTTTACAGCTTCGTTCTTGTCAATAGAAGCAAAAATAGCCTTAACACCGTCAATCCTGCCACGCACTATATCTTCTTGCAATACGACATATACCTTCATCATTACACCTCTCCTTTACTGGATTTTGGCTGTCTTGCCTTGCATTTTATTATAGCCACTGTATAAGTTCTACCTATCTTTAAATTAACTTTATACCTTCGGTAATATCCTTTACTTGTAAGATATCGGCAGATAATAGTTCCACCTTCCTCACACTTAATCATTTCCCTTCTTCCTTGCCGACTTCTGGATTTGGCTCAATGCCTGTGCAGACTTTACACCATTCTGGGTGAGCGTTCTTACCATGACAATCATCGCATGGTTGCTCGGATTTCGGCGGTTGCTCAATAATGTATTTTAATTCCTCATAATTTAAAGTAGCATATGGCGAGATAAGACCAAGTTCCTCCGCAGTTTTCTGGTCGAGGGTGATTATGTCTGTATCAGGTGGGTATGCTCTATACATATTTCCTGTAAGTTTTCTCAAATTATTCCACACACCTTTCTCACACAATTCTTTCACGCTACCCCTCCATAGCAATTCGCTCATTTTACTACCTCCTCATTAGATTTGCTTTCTTCTTTGTTTTCTTGATCTTCAAATTCTTCTTTTTTTTCTTCGTCTACTTCTTTCTGAAACTCTTCTTCTTTCGCAGAAGTTTTATCTTTATCTTCTACTTCTGATTCCTCAGACATTTTTCGATTGCACATTTCTTCTGTTTTTTCTTCTTCGGTCACAGGTAACTCCTCCTTTGCAAAATTATTTTTGGTCATAAAATCTTCATCAAAATAAGCCATTTCCATATTGTCAATTTCAGCTATTTTTTTCAAAAGTTTCATTGACCAAATACGCCCCGCATTTCCCCCTCTCAATTGCCAAGCAATCCAACTACTTGATACCTTGTCATCTAAATTATCTTCAGCGTGGCGAGAAAAATACTTTGCAATATTTCGTATTTTTTCAGGGTTTGTAACATCACTTTTTGTTAGATGTGTGGCAATTGCTAAATTTCTTCCTGTTCCTCCAAGACCATGTTGTTTATATAAATCTAAACCTTCTTTGGCATTATTTTTAACTACATTAGGAATTTTAAAATTTAGTTCATCATATTTTCCAAATTCTAATTTTACAATTTCTTTATATTCTTCTGCAAATTGTAAAACGGTAGCTTTTGCCATAGGTATAGCCGGAGTTACAAAAGAACCTAAAATTGTAATTGCCTCAAATTTAAAATCTTTTAACTCTTCAATATCTCCATTTTTTTCTGTTTCAAAAACACTCATTTCTACGCTAACAGGTTTATCTCCATCGCGTTTGAAAAATTCTAAAATTTTTCCAGAATATTTTTTCCACACATACGCGATAACGGAAAGCATAACTCTACCGTCAGGCAATCTAGAATCTTTTATAATTGCAGATTCAGGGATAAACCCACAAGGAACCTCGTCAGGATCATGAGTATAAATATCATCCAATCTGCTATCATACTTCCAGACCAAGGGAACATT